CGCGATCCCGTGGCCGTGGTTTCAAACTTGGCCTTGGCGTTCTGGTCGCCCGTGATCGTAACGCGGTCGCCCCAGTGACCCTGATACCATTCGTCGGTCACCAAGCGCCGCATCCGCAGGCTGTCGCGGATTGCTAGTTCGAGGCTGTGGGACGCGCAGACGTAGCGCATGTTGGGCATGTTGCGCGGCCCCCACTCCCACGCGGGCCAGAACACGCCGATCAGCAGGGACTTCATGGTGCCTGGCGGGACGTTGACCAGCAGGCGGTTGTAGAACGTGCCATCGTCGTTCAGATCGCCATCGGTGATCGCCTCAAGGTGCGCGCAGATGAAGTCAATGTGCCAGCCGTGAACGTAGGGCTGGCCGGGTTCGATTACCGACCACGCGGCCTTGACGAACGATGCCAGCGACATCTCGCACTTGCGCTTTTCGATTGCCCGCAGCGTGGCAACCTTGTCAATTGGCCGTGCAAGGGTGATCACGCCCATAGCAGTTCCACCAGCCCGTGATCGTCAAACACCCCGCAGCACAGGCCCTTGCGGCCAGCGTCAAGGCACACGCGGCTCTGACCCTGAAAGATGCCAGGTGTGTGGCCATGCACCACCATCTTGCCCCGATAGCTGCCGTCATAGCCTTCTGGGTAGCGGAACAGTTGCGTGTACGCCTCCGGCTGGTCGATCAGGTCATACGCCGCATGTACGCCAGCGTGTACATACACCCGCGCCGCATCCTCGTGGTAGCGCGGCAGCGTCTGGAACCAGTCCAGATCGCGCTGCAACGCCTCGGCGTCCAGTTCGCCCGTCAGCGGGTGCTTGTAGGACAGCACGGTCGATGCCCCACCATTGTCCAGCCACATGTGCGGGTCGGGCAGGCAGATCATGTCCTCGTGGTTGCCACGCAGGCACACGGCGTTTGGCAGCGACCGCACCAGTGCCACCACCTCGCGGCTTTCGCTGCCACGGTCAATGTAGTCGCCCAGAAACACGATCTTCGCGCCAGCGGGTATCTGCGCCAGCAACGCCTTCAGCGGGGCCAGCCGACCGTGGATGTCGGTCATCACATAGGTCTTGTCAGGCACCACCAAGCGCCTTTTCCAGCACGTCAAGCTCGTCACTGGACAGGTTGGAAATGTCCAGCGTGTGGCTCACCTGCATCGTGCCAGTGGTGGCGATCTCTACCTTCTCGCCGTACTTCTTGGGCTGCCTGCGCGCCGCGTTCCACTTCAGGCCGTCCATTGCAGCCCGTGCGTTGTTTGGGTCTATTCCGCCCGCCATCAACTTCAAAACGCATTCACGGATCAGGTCGCTGTCGTAATCGCCTTGGTCCTCGCGCGCGCGCGCATAGTCTGAAAGAAACTCCGGCTCTTCCCGCAGCCATCTCCGCACGGTTGGATAGGACGGCATCGTTTCTTTGTTGTCGTCCAAAAAGTTTATGAGGCCAACGCCACCAGCGATAGCCTCTAGGATTTGATCCGCGATGTCTTGATCGAACGGTGTTTTCGGCCTGCCGCCTGCCATGATGTGGCCCTTTCATAGATAGGATGCACACAATATAGATCAGGACATGCAGAAAAGATAGATGGGGGCCGAAGCCCCCGTTTGTTAGACAGGACGGGCGATCTTGGTCTGCTTTACGCCGTCACGTTCACCATGTTCTTTGACGGTGGCTTTTACGGTCAGCGTCTCGGTCTTGCCGCCCAGAATTTTAGTGCCTTTGTAGATTACCACGTTGCCCTGCGCGTCATTCATTATGTGCAGGTAGGACGTGCCGAACTGGCCTTCCATCGTGACGATGTGGCGGATGGTGACGGTGAAGTTGCTGCGCTCACCCACGGTGCCGATCCAATTGGACCCAGCAGCCTCTTCAGCGCGCTTGGCTGCAAAGCCTGCCACACGGGCCTCTGCGCGGGTGATCATGCCCATCACGGCGCGGGTCTGGGCTTCGGTCAGGCCGCCCCACTCGTTGACGTTGTCGCGCATGGCTTCGTAAAAATCGCCCAGCGAGGCTTTGACCACGGGGTGCAGGGCGTTGAGGTAGACAGTGCTGCTCACGTCTGCAAACTCGCCGCAACGGAACAAGAAGTCGTCTGCGCGCTTGCCATCGGCGGTACCGATCCACTTTGCGTGGCGCGTCTTGTTTGCGTTAGCGCGGATGTTGCGCGCGATGGCATTTTCGTAGGCAAATTCGTTTTCGATGAAGGTTCCGCGTGTCATGTCAGGCTCCAGTGGTTGGGTTGGTCGATGACCCTGTTTACCGTACGATGCAAACAGGGTCAACAACTATTTTTATTAAAAGTTGTAGTCGTAGAATTTGCGCGGTTCGCGGGCGACACGGTGCCGACCGTAGGCCGACCAGAAGTAACCATCGGCGCGCTTATGGGCCTTGATCGCGGGGTTGCTTTCGTTTGCCACGATGAACCAACGTTGGTCCTCTTGGTTGGCGCAGTTGGCGGTGAAACCACCAGCGACGAAGTTCGGCACCCAAGCCGGATCGCGTTGCACGTCCATCTCGCGGATGACGATCTGCTTGCCTGACTTGCTGACCGACAGGATTTCGAAGGGCTGGACATCGGTGTAGCCGATGAGGTTCGCGTAGCCAGTGGGAAGTGTGCAGGTCATGGTGTGTTCCTTTGTGGTTGGGGTTGGTGGGGGCCGAAGCCCCCGTTTCTGTCTTACCAAGGGCATTCGTCTTGGGCTGCCCACGCTTCCGACTGGCGCTCCATCATCTGACCGAACGCAATGCTGCCGTCTTCGTCGTAAATCTCGCCCTCGTTCGCAAAGTAATCTTCACGCTCGACCTCATCTTCCAGCAGCAAAAGCACGGCAGCGATGGTCGCACCAGCGACAGTGTGCTTGGAGCCGTTGTAACGGATCGTACCCATCGGGCCTTCGCCTGGGAACGAGGTGATCACGCCGATGTCCGTACCATCGCACAAGACGTTGAAGATCGGGGTGAAGGGGGCAACTTCTTGGATTGTCAGGCGCATGATGATCTCCGTGGTTGGTTTCTTTGTTCCTGAACCCTGAATACATCGTACGCAACACCCCGTCAACACCTATTTTAAATAAAAAAGCCCCCACCGTTTCCGGCAGGGGCAAGGTGGGCGTTGAAGCCTAAGCAGAGAGTGCCAGCATCATAACACCATCGTGCCGCCAAGCAAGGTCTACCCCACGCGCCGCTGCGTAAGCGCAAGCCAAACTTCTTCGATGGGCGTGAGGTTGTGCGGCTCCACGATCCAGCAGTTGCCGTGGCCCAGATTGACCTCCTTGGCGTCAGACAGAAACCGCTTCTGGCCAATGCCACCCACGATCAGCATCGCCGCCGGATCGTCGGTCGCGGTCACCAAGATCGCCATGTCGGCCCGAAAGGATTCGAGCGACTTGAACAGCAGCCTGCCGCCCTCGTGAAATGACGCCTTAACGTCAATGCTCCAATCCCCAGCCCACAGGTCGGCCCCACTGTCGATGCCCAGTGCGGCGAAGCTGTAGGGCAGTTGCAGCACCTTTGACACCGCCACCTCGGCCTTGATGCCCAGCAGGTCAACGTTTTCCTGCGGGGCCTTCTGCTGATCCTTCACGCCACTGAGGCGGGCGATCTGCCACCGCAGCGCCGCGTTCTGGTCACAGGCTGACATCTCGGCCTTGGTTAATTTCACCAACATCAAAACGGCACCTCCCCATCTTTGAACCACACGCCGCCCCAATTGATTGGTGGGCGGGGCTGGGCTGCCACCTCCAGCAGCCCGATCCACCGCATGAACGACTTCAGGTCGGCGGGGATCATTTGTCCCACCCGTTCAACATCATCGCCGCCCTGATGACCATGATCAGGTTGTGTGCCTGATCGGCGCTGGCGATTTCAATCAGGTTGCGCTCCTCCCCCTCAAACTGGTGCAAATTGATGAAATCATCGTAGCTTTCTACGCTGATCTTGTATTCCGGCTTGTCTTTGCACAGGGCGACAATTGGCTTGCAGTCGATCATCACAGGTGTCCCATTTCATCTTCACCGACCATATCGCCGTTGCAGTCACCGCAGATCAGGCGCGACCCCATCTTGGCCCAAGCTTTATTCCCGCAACCGCACTCATGTTTTGTTTTGCTCTTGTCTTTTTTTTTCTCGGCCTTGTCGCGGGGCTGGGTGAAGTAGGGGATGTCGAAATTTGGCCCAAGACCCTCGAAAGCCACGTCAAACGGCCCGCCCTCGTCGATCATGTGCGTGACCTTGCGGCCCGTCATTTTGCCTGTGCCATCGGTCGGGGTCAGGCCCACGCGCAACATCATACTGGCCCATTCCATGTTGTGGTGGCCGCCCTTTGACGGCTTGCCAAACTCTTGCTGTTCAAGGTGGGTCATCTCATGCACCAGCGTCCCCAGCACCGCGCGGATGTCGCGGTCCATCGTGTTGGGGTTCAGGGCGATCTCGTGCGTGTGGTCGCCATCACGGTGTTTAAACTGCTCGGCGTGGAAGTACCCATTGGCACCAGTCCGGCGGGTTAGCGTGAACATCACGGACGGCAGGCGCTGGTCGAACAGCGCCTTGTTGAACCAGTTGAACGCCTTTTCAAGGCCAACGTAGGTTTCTTCGGTGGGGGTCAGGTAATTGGTCATTGTCGTC